GAAACTCCAGGAGTTGTCCCCTCATTGATTCTATGGTGCTCTTAGGAGGTAACAGTGCCATTGCTGAATTGCTTGTACCACTGCGCTGTGTCTCCCCCGATATGATCACCCTGGGAAGTCCCAAAGCGGTCATGATATCGTCGTTGGAAGACCTATACTTTTCCTCACTCAAGAGCGCCGCAACATCTGGAGTTACCCACTCTATACTAAGTGTATGGTTAGCAAACAACTGGAACACGCGCTCATGTTGTGAGTCGCGCTCTCTCCACCGCATCTGTGCCTTCAGGTCCTCGACCACATCCTCGTCGTCTTCAGTTAGTGGGAAGTCATCGCTCCCAAGTTTGAACACTTGAATTGCTTCGATGATCCTAGATGCAATGGCGTAATCCATCTTGCGCATATTTCTCTTGTGCATGAACAGCTCTAGCGCGGGGGTGAGGTATGGTGTTGGATAAGGTTGCCCGCTCTTTGGGTATCGCCTGATCACAAGGGGGTCTTCTAATTTGAACTGATATTTACCCGCCTTGATCGCACGTACAAAGTCAGGGTACTGTTCCACCAGAATTCTGTATGTCTCTTTATCCTCGGTACCATCGGTATACTTTCCCTCATTTTGGATGAAGAAAATATCGTCGTCAGAAGCTTTGACCAACACTAACAACCTATTTGGCAGGGGAGTCTTTCTTACCTCGATTGTCATGGGATCACGGTACCATAGATCGGTTGGAAGTTTATAGAGCTTGCGCAGTTTCGGGTTTATATCTGTCCCCTTCACGGTTTCCCACACTGTCTCTGGAATTACAAGTCCAGAGGTGAGAAATTCCTGAGCGGCACCACGTAGAAACTTCAAGATCAGAGGGTTCAGATACTCATAAACCAATAGCTCTTTGTCAGTGCAGGTACCGGGGTTTATGGCAAATCCATTGATACCAAGCTCGACCTGCTTATTGATGGTCGTATAAGCGAGGCCGTCGTGATCGTAATAAAACCTGCATAGTGTTACGATGTCATGATAATCGGAGGAGACCTCCATCTTATCAACGCCATCTTGACTAGAGCTTCCCCAAATTGGAATAGACTCTGTTTGAGTAACACTAAATGAGGCTTTAGCTAGTCTTGTAGTTGTTACTTCATTCACTCTTTGTGGCATTAAAACCACCTCGTCCTATATAGCTTTACCTTCTTTGTCCACAAGAACTGAGAGGCATCTTCTACGAGATAGAGAGCTATAACAAAGCACAGCAGGGCTGATACATTGTGATCCTCACCGTGTCTTAACCCTCCCCTGGGGGTGAGGGTCCTAAATACCAGCTCACCTGATGGGCTCTTATTATAGGTTGTCCTCTCTAACTCATTGATAAGAGTTTCATCTCTCCAGGAATAAGCCATCTCGTGGTTATTCGTCTTAGATTGAAGTAATTGCATTCCAAACTGCTTCGCTCTAACTTCAACCTCCTTCCCATCTTCATCCAAGCCAACTGGAATCATAGACCTGAACTGAATTGGTACTAGACGCTCTTTATAATTTTTGTGCTTATACCCAATATCTGTAAACAGGTGTTGGATAACTGCTTTGCCGGAGCTTCCTTCATCTATTCCAAGTATCCCAGGTTTATACTTAGAGTCTAATGTATCTATAATAGCCTCTTGTTTGGGGTAATCCACCTGATGTAACCTGAGTCTGCAAAGGATTCTCCAGGGCTGTCCCTCTTTGCTCTTATACAGCACTATGATGATGGTAGGGTCTGTGTAGCCTAAGTCTACACCAAACATCACTTTTGATACACCAACCACCATTGGCGGGAGAGAGCTATAAAATCTAGGTAGGTACATTGGGTCATCTTTCATCTTTTGCCCATAGAGAGTTGCTCTAAAAACGTCGTAGTCCTGGATGAGCATACGCTCTCTATCAAACAGGGCAAAGGTTGGTATCCCATGTTGCCCCAACACCATGTGAATGTAGTCTTCGTTCTCAGCGCCGCCATACTGCTTTAGGTTGCGTATCTCGTCGTCTTCGGTATATCTTGGGTTCCGATGTGCTGATATTCTGTGTTTGTTAAACTTTGTATCTTTCTGGTCGGTAAAGTAGAGTACATTTTTCTCTCTCGTACCGGTTGGAACACCAGACACGATCATCTGGTATCCTTCCTGCCAAGTGTTCAGTGTCGGCTGTAGCTCTATCCAGGTTCCCCAGGGATAGAAGCCCCCCTCGTCTAGGATGATGATGGGGATGTGCAGCCCCACCACATTAGCACCAGTACCAGATTGTCCAGCAATACGGCAATCAATTACTGCATTGTTAAAGAGCTTGATTGTAAACGACTGTGAGTTTATCCCGGTTCTTCCGGTATAGAACTTCAGCAAGGGGTGGTTTCTAAACCACCGCGTCAATCGTAAAAATACCGGCTCCAGATGCACCCTGTTTGGTACGGTATAAACTATTGACTCATCCCAAAAAAGGTTGATACAATACCAAACCAGGCGATCAATCAAAGTAACAGTCTTTCCAACTGAGCGCCCTGCGGTGATGGATACATAAGGCCCCGCATCACACAAGAACTCAAGTTGGTAGTCGGTATACTCCCAAACCTCAGCGCCCTCCTCTACAACCATTCCACGAATGAATTCGCCACAGAAAGAAGGGTGTCGGAAAATCTCTATGAGAGCAAGCTCCTCTTCGGTTAGCCTCTTTATAATTGCCATTTTATAGGGGCGGGCCGACAGCTACGTTCTTGTTTCTGTTCTCTCGAAGTTGCTTACTGGTTACCTCAAATATATACCCACATCTCTCTCTACCACATGTGAGGTTCAAGATATTGCTCTCTAGTGGATAGAGATACCATACCTTACACAATAGCATCTTACATTTCGGGCAGTATATCTCAAGCAGGCGCTCTTCTAAGAAGTGCTTGGCTCTGGTTTTAAGGTCCTCGATGAAATCAACTACAGACTGTCCCTTTGTGTCCTGGCGTGCCTTGCGTGTGATATTCAAATCTCGCTGGATACGCGAGGCAGACACCCTGAGTGTTTCAGCGGCTCTATTTATTTTTTCAAAGTTCGACCAATCGGTGTGTTCGCTTGCTAGCTCTGCGCGTAGGTGTCCCTCAATATCATTTAGTAGTAGGAATACCTTAGCCAGTTCTTCCAGATATAGCATATCATTAGCTGCCATATCTGTTAGATTATAGTCTTTCTCGAAAGACTTAATAACCCCAGCAATACGTGACTCTAGGCTACCAAGTACGATCCCATCCCTGATATTTTCCAGTTCCTCGTCGGTTTTGTTCTTATACTGCGGTAAATTGCGCAGTTGCGCTACCGACATAGCCCTCTTAGCCATCCTATTCTCCTAGTAATACCTTCATTTCCTACAAACGATGGCGGGTTATAATTCCCTATCCGAGTATGCTATAGGAAAGTTGCGTCTGTAGCGTCTATCACTGTTTGCTATCCCAACCAGGGCCTTAATCCACTTGGGCCACTTCTTAAATCGCACACCAACAATACCGTGGGCTACCTCACAGTTTCTACACACCCAGAATTGTTCTGTTATATTTTTCTCACAGATAACACATTCTTTCATATCTCCTCCCCCTCCTAACAAGCCGGACAGGATTTGAACCCGCATCTTTCGGTTTTGGAGACCGAGGCTCTTCCAATTGAGCTACCGACTTTTACTCTAACTTTTTGGTTTTATGTACCCACAAATACATTTCTTCCCACTAGCGTTGCGTACCCCACAGTTAGGACACGTCCACGCGCCCGTCCCTCTAAACAAATACTTTAGAAACATTATTCTTCTCCTTTCCACACATGCTCATCTTTATATATTGGTTCCAAGTCCACAGTGTGGTTTTTATAATCAGCTTCCATCATTGCTTCGTATTCTTCTTTGGTCATCTTTCCTCCTGGAATAGACTTCTACCCCTCAGCATGCCAACAGTCGGGTATAGGTTTAGGAAGATCACACGCCCTACAACGCAGTGCAGAGCTAAAGTTCCACTCCCCACACACGCACTTCCATGCATTTCTTAACCAGCGTAACATATATATCACCTCCTACAGTCAGGGTAGGACTCGAACCTACAACCAGTTGATTAACGGTCAACCATTCTACCATTGAACTACCTGACTGTCTAGGCGGCTGGACTTGAACCAGCGATCTCTGCGTCCCAAACGCAGCGGATTACCACTCTCCCACACCTAGTCTGAGTAGGAGCGGCGGGGATCGAACCCACGGTCTTCTGGTTGAAAGCCAGATGTCTTCCCACTCGACTACGCTCCCCTTCCTTGTGCGCCGCCCAGGAATTGAACCTGGCTCTGAGGCTTAAAAGGCCCCTATACAGCCACTATATCAGCGGCGCTATCGACCCTCTTCCCTGGGTTTGTTACTTTCCGGCTTGGCCTCTCTTGTCATTACCCAGATGCCAACAAGAATGCCGTGAGCAGTACGACGATCAGTCCCAATACTGCTATCCCACCGATTGCAAAAAGAGCTTCCATTTGCCTCACCTCCTTGTATTTAGTAAATTGGTGCGCCAGGGTGGACTCGAACCACCAAAACCACTGATTTTTAAGTCAGTGAGGTATGCCAATTCCCATCACTGGCGCAAGGTGGGCGTGAGAGGATTTGAACCCCCATAACGCGGGTCTAAGCCGCGCACCTTTGCCAATTAGGTCACACGCCCCCACTTCCCCATGTTTTCGTTTGTTGATGACAATTTGGACAAAGAAACCTAAGATTCTCTAGGCGGTGGTCAGTATGCTCTCCATTGATATGATCTACGTGGAGAGTTAGAGGCTCTCCTTCCCACTCATCAATACCACAAATTTCACATCTGTAATCCCACCCAAGATCAATAAGTCGTTTATATAGCGCCGATGGTTGGTAGGATGAGTTTTTCTTAAATACCTCGCTGTTTGATATAGAATTTGCTTGAGCAATTCCTTTCACCCGTTTATCAGTTTCTTTGGTTAACCCGCGTGCCCAACCCCTCCCCGTGAAGTGGTCATAGGAGATATTAGCTGCAATTACACACTGCTTAATATGTCTATGATTTCCTCCACTTGTCGTCAACCCAAGTCGTCTAAGTAAGTCCGACCAATTTTTTGCCGAT